GAGAGGGATGGGGCAGGCCGGGCAATCGCCCTGTGGCCGCTTGAAAGCCAGAACATGTGTATCGAGAGGACTACGTCCGGAGCACTGGTCTACCACTACCAGAACCCAGACGGCGGATCTGTATACATGAGTCCACGAGACGTTTACCACTTACCGAACTTCCACACGAAAGACGGTATCATTGGGCAGGGAGTCATTGGGTACGCAAGGGATGTCCTTGGAATCCAGATCGCAGCCGACGAAATGGCGAGCGGGATATTCCACAACTCAGGTATTCCCTCCGGAATCCTAACCCACCCAGGCAAGTTGTCCGATGAGGCCTACAAGCGCCTCAAGGACTCCTGGGCGCAGCAACAGGGCGGCAGGAAGTCTGGGTCCACCTCTATCCTCGAAGAAGGCCTTAAGTACGAGCCTGTCAACGTAGAGCCTGAAGCACTCCAGTTCCTTGAGTCCAGGCAGTTTGGTATTCTGGAAATTGCCAGGTTCCTCGGCGTTCCTCCGACTAAGCTCTTTGACACCACAGCAGCAACGTATTCCAACGTAGAAAACGCCAACCTCGAAGTCGCAACCGACACCCTGGACTCCTGGGCCACGAACCTGGAAATGGAAGCTGACGTAAAGATCTTGAACAACCGCCACGGCGGTCGCTTCACTGACATCAACCTCTACGCCATTTTTCGCGGGGATATGAAGACGCGCTCCGACTATTTCAAATCTATGATGAGCGTTTCAGCGATGACCCCAAACCAGATTCGCGGACTTGAGGGGTTGCCAGGGTACCCGGGCGGAGACAAATACTACATCGCCACGAACAACTTCTCTCCCGTTGACCGGCTGGACGAGATCATTGACGCAGACATCACCCAAAAAACAAAGCCAGCAACGGCGGCACCTCCTGAGAAGAAGCCGACCCAAAGCGAGGAAGCACTAGCGGCGGCGGCGGCAAAATTTCTTTCCGAATCTAAGTAGGCCAGATGCTCAATGAAGTCCTTCTCGCCCTGATCTTCAAGAAAGTAGAGGAAAGGCTAAATGCCCTTTCTCATTCTTCTCGTGGATCAAGGGGCCAGCGCGGTTCTCGCGGGGAAGATGGAGCAGATGGCAAGGACTTCGTGTTCTCAGAACACGAGGAGAGGATTGCACAGCTATCCTCTGAGGCTGTAGCCAACTTCGCCCAGGACAACCTTGAGTCCTTGCGTGGCCCCAGAGGCCGTGACGGAAGTGGCGGCAGTGACGGCAAAGACTTCATTCTCTCGGAGCATGAAGAGTCCTTCAAGGCCTGGGCACAGGAGTTCGCGCTCAAGTTTGAAGATCTCTCCGCCTGGCAGATCCACACCCTTCGAGGCCGTGAAGGTAGAGATGGCCGAGACGGCAAGGACTTCATTCTCTCAGAGCATGAAGAGTCCTTTAAGGCCTGGGCACAGGAGTTCGCGCTCAAGTTTGAAGACCTTACCCTAGAGCAGATAGAGAAACTGCGCGGCGCCCGCGGTAGAGATGGCCGTGACGGAAAAGACTTTGACTTCGAGTCCAGCAGGGAATCAATCACAGAACTTATTTCTGGGATGATTGGGGGGATGCGCGAGTCCCTGAAGCTGCGCTTCTCAGACCTCTCAGCAGAAGACATTGAGCAAATCCGCGGCGCTCGCGGGCGCGATGGAAGAGACGGGAAGAACTTTAACTTTGTAGAGCACAAGGACTTCTTCCTTGGCCTCAAGCCAAAGTTCTCAGACTTCACCGAGGAAGAGAAATCCGAACTCAAGCTCAGATTCTCTAGCCTCACTGATGAGGAAAAGAACGGATTAAAACTTCGCTTTGAGGATCTTTCTGACGAGGACCGTTTAAAGTTAAAAGGCTCCCGTGGACCTCGCGGCCAGCGCGGAGCAAACGGAAGAGACGGAGACAAAGGAGATCAAGGAGAGCGCGGCGCTCGCGGACTTCCCGGAGGACTTGGGCCAAGAGGATATTCCACAGTAGGTCGGGATGGAGGAGACGGCGAAGACGGGGAAGACGGAAAAGACGCTCCCTACATAGCAGACATAAAAGCTGACCAGAATAAACAAGGGGAGTTTACCCTCATTTTTATATTCTCTGATGGAACTGAGATTGAAACTGGAAGCGTAAAGATACCCAGAAACAATGTCTTTAATAGCTCTGGAGCTGCAACAGCATCCTCTTCTGGAGGAGGCGGAGCCACAGTTTCTCAGGACGGCCTATCGAAGAAAGACGAAGACCTGGCCGGAGTCTTCTCTTCTGGTGACACCACATACAATCTCTCTAGTATCCCCCTGAATGACCAAGTTCTACTTGTGTGGCTGAATGGCGTTCTCAGGACAGACTACTCTCTGTTGGGCCTGCAAGTAGTCTTCACTGCCCAGGACACCACAGGCCAAGTTTTCGACGCCTACTACAGATATGCTGGAGACCTTGACGCAATAGTAAATAAGGAAGATGCCGTGGTGAGCGTCTTTGCGGCTGGTGACACTACCTACACCCTAGAACATGCGCCTATAAATAATGATGAGCTGATCGTTTGGCTAAACGGAGTAATGAGGACGGACTACTCCCTGTCCGGAGACGTAGTAACTTTCACAGGCCTGGACACAACATCTCAGATCCTGGGCGCATACTACAGGTATAATGGAATCTCCCTCCCCCCGACCACTCCCTACATATTCAACCTTAGTATGCCGGTCGCCGACACCGAATACTCCCAGGCCCTACCTGCAAACGTGAAAATAATTACTATGAGAATGAGGACTCCGGCGACTGCACAGTTCTCGTTCACCCCTGGCGGCAGCTTCACCAACTTTATAACGATTGCAATAGGAACAAACTATTTTGATGAGAATTTAAGTCTCACGGGTGCTACCCTGTATGTACAATCCGTAGCAGCATTACAAGTGGCCGAAATACTGGTCTGGACTTAGGGTGGCTGTATGATTTCTTTTGAAACTATTGACTCCGCCTTCCACAGCATCGAGATTAAAGATGCTAACGGAGTCGTATTATTTGGAGCTGGAAAATGAGACTAGTAACACTTGTCGCGCTCGCGCTCACAATATTTAGTTCTGACGCCCGCTCTGACGGACGTATTAAGAACGTAGATATTTCCAGCACTGCCGCTATCGCCTTCTCGAAGATGGGGAATCTCTCTGCTAACACGATCCTCGGAAACAATACGGGGTCTCCCGGTCCTGCCCTAAACTTAACCATTGCCCAGGTGAACAGCCTCCTCGGAGTAGCGGCGACCGCCTTCGCACTGTCGTACACGCCCACCGTTCCGGGCAACTGGTCTTCAGTCCCCACAACAGTTGGCGGAGCGCTAGACTTTCTAGCAGCATCTGATGCGGGAATTACACAACTAACTGGTGACGTAGCTTCTGGTCCAGGAAACGGATCTCAGGCGGCCACGATTTCCCTCCTCGCCGTAACGAATGCCAAAATCGCCAACTCCACAATTGACCTCACGACTAAAGTCACGGGTGTTTTGCCCAACGCGAACACGACAGCAACGGCGGCGGCTGGGAACAGCACTATCGTACAGAGAGACGGAAGCGGAAATTTCTCCGCTGGTACTATTACCGCTGCGCTCACGGGGGTAGCCTCGGGGAATGAGCTACCACTTACTTTCTCCGCGCCCCTCTCCCGCGCTGCGGACACCATTTCCTGCATCGCCGCAACGGGATTGGTGGCGGGGTGTCTGAGCGCCGCCGACTGGACGACGTTCAATGGCAAGCAAGCAGCAGGCTCGTATATCACGGCTCTGACCGGGGACGTAACCGCTTCTGGACCTGGATCGGTGGCCGCGACTATTGCCAACTCGGCTGTCACCAACGCCAAGCTGGCGAATATGGCCACGCAGACGTTTAAGGGCAGAACGACTGCGGGCGCGGGTGCTCCGGAAGACCTTACTGCCACGCAGGCTACGGGCATGTTGAATGCATTCACCTCCGGACTCAATGGCTTGGCCCCATCTTCTGGTGGCGGGTCTGTAAACTTCCTTCGAGCAGACGGAACCTGGTCTGTGCCTCCAGTATCCACCCCGCCCCTGACAACTAAAGGCGACATATATACTTTCAGCACGGCTGACGCACGTCTCCCCGTTGGTGCCGACGGACAAGTTCTTACGGCAGACTCAGCGCTAGCACTTGGCGTGAAGTGGGCCGCTGCCGCTTCGTCTGGAAGTCTCGTCAAGGCCACGAAAACCGCGGCCTATACCGTGGCGGCAGATGATGTTCTGTTCCTGAACGGCACGTTCACGCTCACCCTCGAAGCTGCAAATGCCAGGAGCAAGGTGCTTCGCCTAATCAATATTGGAACCGGCACCGTAACCGTTGCTTGCGTCGGTGCAGACAAGATCGGGAACACGCTTTCGCCAACCGATACGACCATGGTTATAAACCCGGGCGAGTCGATTCCTCTTGTTTCCGATGATGTTTCCATTTACCGAATTGCTGACTAAGGAGAAAACATGAAAGCTATCTTTGTACTTATCGCGCTACTTTTTACTACACAGGCGAATGCCGTATTTCAGGCGGCTCCGTCGCCGACTCTTAAGTTCGGGGCATTCACCTACGCCGGTGTGCAGTACCCAAGCATTGTGGATCTTGCAGAAAAAGACATTGCAGCTGGCTGGATTATCTACAAGCCATGGATGCCAAACACTGTAAACAGCTGGTCCCCGTTTCTTAAAAACGGAACTCACCAAGCGGTCACCGCTGGCAAGACGCTCTCGTGCTACTCCATAGCCGGTGGCCCTTTCGGGGTCCAGGGAGTGGTGCAGATGGGCTGTTCAAGCGCAGCCGTAACCTTCGGTGATACGGACCTAAACGCGACCACTCCCAAGTATGAGTTTGGCTCGAACACCGCAGCTCAGGGGCACCAGTTTCCGCTATCCAACGCAGTGACTTACTCTATGACTTTTCAGTGCGCAGCCGGAACCTTCCCGGCAATGCAAGCGACTCAAACCAACACAAATCCTGTATGGTTCGTTTGCCAAGAGAAGTAAGAAATT